AAGGTATTATGAAGAAATAAATACTAAAGATTATAATTTATCTAAAATTTCATTCACAAGATAATGGCAGATCCTACTACAGATATTAAACCTATTTTTGTTACTAAAGCTGGTCAAGCTAGGTATGATCGCCGTTCGAATGATGAAAAATATAAAAATCTTGAAGCTAGAGCAAATAATCTTGAAGCAAAAAGAGAAGAAACTAAAATTCAGAAGCTAAATAAAGCAATAAGTGAAATAGAAAAAAAAATAAACGAAGCCTATTACGGTAACCGAGCAAAAAATACAGGCATAAAATTTCCAGGAAATCCTGATAAAGTAAATGGTTTATATCCTATTTTATTAGCTATAAATGAAATAGATTTTTGTAATTTAGTTAATTATATTACTAATAAATTATTAACAGGAAATCCAGATTCCCCTTCTATTATAGTTAGAAGTATTACTACCCTGCAATCAAAAGCTAAAAACCTTATTAATAGTATAGATTCAATATTAATAGATTCAGATAGTATAGTTAATAATAATATTAAAGTAGGAGATATAGTAACACTAAACATAGACATACCAGGATTAGGTAATCAAGGTCAATCTATAACATTACAAGATAATGAACAAATAAGAACTTTAAAAAACAATACTAACAGTTATCAAAAAAATAATAATAAATTTAAAGAAACATTATTAATATTAAGAGATTCATGTCAAGAATTATCTTCTATAATTAATGAACCAGAAATTTTAACAGCAGTACCACAACTATCACAAGGAAATAATTTTATATCAGATTTTTTAGGTAAATTAGATAAAACCGTAACATTAGATAGTATTCCCAATTCTGAAGTTCAAAGTATTCTTAAAAAAATAAGAGATTTAAGAGCTATATTATCATTAATAGTAGGAATTAATAGTTTAAGAGATGCATTAGGTGCAGTTCAATCACTTACTAAATTAAATATAGATAAACAAGTAGATAAAATACAAAAATCTATAGATATAAGTAAATTAATACCTATAATTAAAAATATTATTAAATTTGTTAATTCTATTAATCAAGCAGGTCAAAAAGCGTTAAAATATATAAAACTAGCTGTTACATTCGTTAGATTGCTTACAGGTGTTATAAGAATATTTAAACTTATAATAAAATTATATAATAAGTTATTCTTACCAATGAAATTTATAACTTTCGGTAAAGGAAGTAAAATGCAATCTATTAAATCAAAATTTGAGTTAAGATTAGAGATATATGAATCAAGGGTAGGTCAAATGAGTACTCTAATTCAAACCATATATAGATTTGTATCTAATTTAACTAATAAATTAAGAAACATTAATGTTCAACTACAAATATTACAATCTAACTTAGAAATATGTGAAAATACAAATGAGTCACCTATTTTAGAAGAAATTAAAACCGCCCGTAATAAAATAGTAAATACTATAGAAGAATTAGATAACTTTATAAATAAAATAGATCAAGCTAATAATAATAACGAAACCATATTCGGATCTTATGTTTTAAAAATACAGGAAGAAGAATTAGTAGATGAAGAAATAAAATATAAAAGAAGAAGAGGAATAGCTTTCGACACCACAGGTACTTTAGTAGCTCAAACAGATCTAACATTTGCTACAGATACTAATATAATTCTTGAAGAATTAAAATTAAAATTACAAAATTTAGGATTACCAAATTCAACAGGAGCTTCAGGAACAGGATATCAAGATTTAGATGCATTATTAGAAGATATAACTCTAGAAGAAGACAATACAGAAGAAGACGATACAGAAACTGATGAAGAATACATTAGTATTCAAAACGAATTAGATACAGTCATTGATAGTATAAAAGGTGCTAGTAAATTAAAAAGAAGAGTAAGACAGAGAATATCTAAACAGCTCGCTACATTAAACGAAGAAATAAAAGAAGGAAATCCTCCAGCTAGCATTACTAATGCAACATCTGGTATAGATAAATCTGTAACAGATACGCCAATAAACACAGGTAGTGAATCAACTACTACTAATGTAGATATATTATCTAAAGAACAAAGAGATTTATTAGAAAGAGACTTAAAGAGATATATAGATCTAAGAAAATTGTTTATAGCAAATTACGATCCAAATAAAAATTTTATTAAAATAGCAACTCGAAATCCAATATATATAAAATATACTAAAACTATTAAAGATATAGAAGGTAAATTAGATAGAGACACTAAAGCTAGATTAGCAGGTGGTTAATTAAAAAGTAATAAACAAAATATTTATTATATATGAGCAAATTAGAAGTTTTAAGAAAATTAATTAGAGAAGAAGTAAGAGCTGTTATTAAAGAAGAAGTAGTTCCTTTATTAAAAGAAAATGTAACTCCTTCTAAATCAATAATTAATAAAACTTATTCAAATTCTCTAAAAGAAGAGTTAACTAAAAGTAAAAAAATTAAAGTTAATTCTACAGGAGATCCTTTAATGGATTTACTTAATGAAACAAAAATGGGTATGACAGGAGATGATTATAGAACAGTATTTAACGGCGATTCTTCTATAGCTCAAGGATTTCCGTCAATGATGACAAATCCAATTCCTCAAACTCAAGTAGTTGAAAGTGTAGATCAAATGTTAAATTCATCTAGACCATCAACTGATGTAACTCAAGTTCAAATAGATGCAGTTCCAGATTTTTCTGCATTAATGAAAACTATGCAAAGTAAAGGTCAAATATAATGGCATATCAGGTAAGAAACATTAATCCCTTAGATTTAAAACCAAGCACTGGGATTGGTGTAGCTATACCGTTTAGTTCTAAATCAGTTTTTACTACAGTATATACTACCCAGGAACAGTTAAAATATAATATTATAAATTATTTACTAACAGGTAGAAAAGAAAGGGTTTTTAATCCCGGCTTCGGCGCAGGATTAAGAGAATTATTATTTGAAAATATAAATTCTGAAACTCTTTTAGATATTCAAATAATTTTAAGAAGTGGGTTAGAAACTAATTTTCCAAATATAAATGTATCTGATCTGAATATATCAAGCGATGCAGATAGTAATACTATAAACATAAGTTTTTCATATCAAATAATTAATACAGGAATAGAAGATTCAATAAATATAAACTTCCAAAATGGATAATACAAAAGATATAAAATATATAAATAAGGATTATACAGATTTTAAAGCAACATTAATAGAGTATGCTAAATCGTATTTTCCTACATCATATAATGATTTTTCATCTGCCTCTCCTGGTACTATGTTTATTGAAATGGCAGCATATGTTGGTGATGTATTATCATTCTACGTCGATAACCAACTTCAAGAAACATTTTTAGAATACGCAAAACAAAAAGAAAATTTATATTCATTAGCATATATGCTAGGGTATAAACCAAAAGTAACATCAGCAGCAACAGTAGATCTAGATATATATCAAACAATACCTTCTATAGGAACACCTACAAACAAAACACCGGATTATAATTATGCATTAATAATAAATGAAAATATGCAAGTAAATTCAACTATTATTAAGAATGCAGATTTCCTAATTCCGGAAAAAATTAATTTTGCAGTTTCTAGTTCTACTGATAATACTGATGTATCTATATATTCATTTGACGGCGCAGGAGATCCTTTATTTTATCTATTAAAAAAGACAACAAAAGCAATATCAGGTCAAGTAAAAACTAAAACATTTTCATTTGGTGCCGGTCAAAAATTTAGTACTGCATTAATAGAGGATAGTAATATAATAGAAATAATTAATGTAGTAGATAGTGATGGTAATAAATGGTATGAAGTTCCATATCTAGCACAAGATACTATAATGGATGATACATTAAATATTTCATACAACGACCCTAATTATTCTTCATATTCAGGAAACGTTCCATATATATTAAAATTAAAAAAAATACCTAGAAGATTTGTAAGTAGAGTTAAATCGAATAATTCCCTAGAACTACAATTCGGATCAGGAATCAATCAAAATGCTGATGAATCAGTAATACCTAATAGTAATATTACAGGTATAGGACTTTTAGATAGTTTATCTAAAATTAATACTGCATTTGACCCTACTAACTTTACAACAACAGAAACATACGGATTAGCCCCAACCAATACTACATTAACAGTTACATACTTAGTCGGCGGAGGAGCAGTATCTAATATTCCTAGTAATCAATTAAATAATATCTCATCATTTACTTCTGGATTTTTTGGAGGAACAGTAGATAATACAATAGGTAATCAAGTAATACAATCATTACAAGTAAATAATCCAACACAAGGTACAGGAGGAGGCGATGGCGACACTATCGAACAAATACGATTAAATTCATTAGCACAATTTCCTTCGCAAATGAGAGCTGTCACCCAGCAAGATTACCTATCCTTAGCTCTTAGTATGCCAGGAAAATTTGGTCAAGTATCAAAAGCATATATTACCAACGATACGCTTACTTTTAGAACTCAAACATCAGATAACCCAGGTTCAAAAGATGCTCTATCAACAAGTCTATATATTTTAGGATTTAATCAAAGTAAACAATTAATAAATCCATCACAAGCTTTAAAAGAAAATTTAAAAACATATCTATCTCAATATAGAATGATGACAGATAGTATTAATATAAAAGAAGCTTATATAGTAAATATAGGAGTGGATTTTGATATAATAATAAGACCTAATTATTCCGGCAGAGATGTATTATTACAATGCTTATCAGTACTCAAAGAATACTTCGATATAGATAAGTGGGAAATAAACCAACCTATAATTTTATCAGAAATATATACATTATTAGATAGCATATCAGGAGTTCAAACAGTAAAAACAGTAACGATAAATAATTTATCTGGAGAAGAATTAGGATACTCTAAATATTCATACGATATTAATGCTGCTACTTTAAGTAATATAATTTATCCATCATTGGATCCATGTATTTTTGAAGTTAAATATTTAGATAACGATATACAAGGTAGAATAGTAACTTTTTAATAAAATAATAAATGGCTGTATATAAAATATTTCCTAATAAAGATGCTTCTATATATTCTAGATACTCTACGTTAAATGCAGGTAGAGATGAAATATTAGAATTAAGTGTAAAAAATTTAACCAGTATTGCCGGAATATCAGAAAACGTAGCTGCTACAGGTGTTGATGATATTAGAAGAACCTTATTATCTTTCTCTAATTCTGATATTAATTTATTAAAATCGTTTGAAAGTCAATCATTTTCTGC